CCGTTGATGACGATCCGCGCGATTTGGGACATTGGCGGCACAGGGGCAAAGGCTGACGCTTGCGCCATCTGGATTGAGCAGTTTGTCGGTAAGGAAATCCGGCATCTGAACTACTACGAAAAGAAGGGCCAGCCGCTTTCGGCGCATGTCGATTGGCTTCGGGCCAACGGATACGAAAAAGCCTTGTGCGTGTTGCCGCATGACGGGGCATCGAACGACAAGGTTTATGACGTGTCATATGAGAGCGCGCTAAGGGATGCGGGCTTTGAAGTGATGGTTATCCCAAACCAAGGCAAAGGCGCGGCAATGCAGCGTGTTGAGACAGCGCGGCGGCTGTTCTCTAATATGTGGTTTGACGAAAAGTGCGAGGCGGGCTTGCGGGCTATCGGGTGGTATCATCCGAAGATTGACGCGGCGCGCGGTATTGATCTGGGGCCGGAGCATGATTGGTCGTCACACGGGTCTGACGCTTTCGGGCTTGGCGCGGTGCATTACCAGCAGGCCAACGAAGACAGCGATTGGTCGAAGCCGATACGGCGGAATTTGAAGGGCGTGGCATGAGTTTAGACACCTACGCGAACCTGCAAGCGAGCATCGCGGACTTTCTTGACCGTGACGACCTGTCGGCGGTCATCCCTGACTTTATCCGCTTGGCAGAGAGTCAATTCCAGCGTGACATTGAACACTGGCGCATGGAAAAGCGCGATACGCTGGCGGTTTCAGGGCAATACACGGATTTGCCGAGCGATTGGGTGAAGCCGATCCGGCTGCAATTCGACGGCGCAAAGCGTGCGCTGGTGCCGATCACGCAGGCGGAAATGCAGGACAAGCGTTATAGCAACGGTGATGCGTCCGGTGAGGGCGTTTACTACTGCGTCACGGCTGGACAAATCGAGATATTTCCAACGCCGACAGGCACCAGCTTGAACGTCTATTACGTTGGTAAAATCCCGGTTCTATCGGATGCAAACACGACGAACTGGCTGCTTGATGAAGCGCCGGGGGTCTATCTCTACGGCGCTCTTTCGCAGTCTGCACCGTACCTGAAAGACGACGAGCGGCTTATCATCTGGTCAACGCTCTACACGAACGCTGTCAACGCTCTGAACATGGCATCGCAGGACGCCAAGTGGGGCGGGCAGGGCATTAAGTTGAGGGCATAAGATGGCGGACACGACGACAACGACTTACAGCCTGACAAAGCCGGAGGTCGGCGCGAGTGACGGCACTTGGGGAACCAAGATCAACACGAACTTAGACGCCATTGATGACCTGTTTGACGGCACAACGGCGATTGCGCCGAACCTGACAGAAGGCTCATGGAAGGTCGGCGGTGTGACTGTCACAGCGACAGCGGCGGAACTGAACAAGACAGACGGTCTGACCGGCAATATCTTGACGGACGGGCAGACGGACACGCTCACAAAGGGCTTTGACGTTACGGACTACAACGCAGGCACGCAGTCGAGCGGAACATACACGCCTGACCCTGCGAATGGAAATCAGCAATACGCTGTCAACGGCGGGGCGCACACTCTAGCGCCGCCTGCATCTAGCTGCACGATGGTTGTTCAGATCACCAACAACGGCAGCGCGGGAGCTATCGCAACAAGCGGCTTCACGCTGGTGACCGGCGATCCGTTCACGACGACAGATGGCGACGACTTTATGTGTTACGTGACCGTGTGCAACGGCTTGTCGGTGCTGAACGTGGTGGCGCTGCAATGAGCCTAGTGCCAGTGTTTGCGCCGGTTGGCGCGACAGCGTACAGGCTGGACTTGGCGGCGACCGACGGTGGGTCACTAGACCTTAGCAGCGGTTCAGCTTTGGACGCTGCGGACAGCTTCACATGGGCGGATGGTGGATCAAAGCTGTTTGCGGTTGAGCGGGACATTAGCAATCCGGCAATCCTGACGTACTACAATTGCAGCGCAGCGGGCGATATTTCAACAGCTTCGTTTGGCGGCGATATTTCGCTAACAACATCCCGCCGATATTCGGGCATCGCGTTCAACGCTGACGGAACGAGGGTGTATGTGGTCGCTGATCCAAGCATCTACACTTACACGCTATCGTCGCCCTTCGCGGGAACAGCAACGCAGGTTCGCAGTGACAACTTTTCGGCTGGTGGCACGCTGTTTTTCAATGATGACGGCACGATCCTTTTTTATACAAGCAGCGGCCTAAAGAAACGGACGCTTTCGACGCCTTACGACCTCTCCACAGCGGGAAGTGAATCATCGGCGGGCAGCTATTCAAACTTGGTTTCGGTCGCACGTGGCGGCACACGGTTGATTACACGGACGGGCGGCACGGCGCAGGAATACAGCGGTTCCGCGTGGGACTTCGCGTCATTCACGCTAAAGGAAACGTTGTCAGTGACGCATAATTTCGGAGCATACGCGCCGAACGGGCGTCATTTTCAGGTCTTGGACAGCACACGAAACCTGACGCAGTACGGGACGGCTAACTAATGCTGATCCCGCTTGAAATCCCGCCCGGTGTGTTCAAAAACGGCACCGACTTGATGGCAAAGGACCGATGGACCGACGCAAGCCTTGTGCGGTTTCACGAGGATAGTCTAAAGCCGGTTGGCGGCTGGGGGTCATTCAAGGACACGGCCATCACCGGCATCATTCGCGGGATGATTGGCTGGCGTGACAATAGCGGGGATCGTTACATTGCTGCGGGCAGCTTTGACGCGCTGCATGTGGTCGAGACAAACGGTACAGTTTCGGACATCACACCGGCTGCGTTTACCAGCGGTTTTGAGACTGCCACAATCAACACCGGATATGGTGGTGGTTTGTATGGCGCGGGAACATACGGCACGCCACGAAACGACGCGACAACGTACACCGAAGCGGCTGTGTGGTCGTTGGACACATGGGGGGAAAATCTTGTCGGATGCTGTCCTGCGGATGGAAAGCTATACGAGTGGACGCTCAACACAGCGTCAGCAGCGGCGGCAATCAGCAACGCGCCGACAAGCTGCGAGGGCGTCATTTCAACCGAAGAACGGTTTTTGTTCGCGCTTGGCGCATCTGGCAACCCGCGCAAGGTCGCGTGGTCGGACCAAGAAGACAATACGACGTGGACACCAGCGGCAACCAATCAGGCGGGCGATATTGAACTGCAAACCGATGGTGGCTTGCTTCAAGGCATCAAGACGCGCGGTCAAACGCTACTCCTGACTGACGTAGACGCGCATACAGCGACATTCACAGGCGGCACGGCTGTCTATTCATTCCAGCGCGTGGGCGAAGCGTGCGGGGCAATCTCGCGGCTGGCGGGGGTATCTGCAAACGGCACTGCCTATTGGATGGGGCGGCGCGGGTTCTTTCGGTATGATGGCGGGTCTGTCGAGCCGGTGCAATCGGACGTTTCGGACTACGTTTTCACGAACCTGAACCCCGACAAACTGTCGCACATTTGGGCCGTGACGAATGCACAATATGGCGAAGTCTGGTGGTTCTACCCGTCTGAGGCATCGACCGAAGTTGATAGCTACGTGATATTTAACTATCGCGAAAACACTTGGTCTATCGGAATGCTGGCACGGTCGGCGGGCTTTGATCAAGGCGTGTGGCGCTATCCGATGATGGTTGATTTGGACGGCGAGATTTTCGAACACGAGTTTGGCTTCAATCACGGCGGCGCGGATGTGTATGCCGAAACGGGGCCGATCATGCTTGGGACGGGCGATCAGGTCATGTGCGTGACCGGAATGCTGCCGGACGAGGAAGTACAGGGCGAAGTCACAGCCACGTTCAAGACGCGGTTTTATCCTAACGGGACTGAGCGCGAATATGGGCCGTATGCAATGGCAAACCCGACTGACATGCGGTTCACGGGCCGACAGGTGCGGATGCGGGTTGATGGGAATAGCAATCAAAATTGGCGCGTTGGCATCATGCGACTTGATGCGGTGCCGGGGGGGCGTCGGTGAGACTGCCGAACGTGCCGAACGTCTTTAACCGATTGATTGAAACAGAGCGCAACCGGACGCTTGAACTTGCGGACCAGCAAAACCGCAAGGTTGGGCAGGATGTAGAATTGAGCGGCGAACGTCTGATTTTGAAATCACCGGACGGCACGCGGTGGTCGATCACAGTAAGCAACGCCGGGGCAATCTCGGCCACGTCACTTTAGGAGGCTGATATGGGTCTATTTGATGGCCTCTTTGGGTCGAGCGAAAGCACAACGGAACTGCCTGATTGGGTGGTTGGACCGGCGCAGGAGATGTTGCAACGCTCGGTGGATATGGGCAAGGCGGGCTATATGCCTTGGACCGGGCCAAGCGTTGCGGCGATTGACCGTTCCCAAGTGGCGGGGATGAAGAATAATCAGGACATGGCGGCGGCGTTTGGAATGCAGACGGCCATGCCGAACATCATGCCTGCGACCGATTATGGCAACGGCGTTTTCGGCTATTCGTCTATGCCGCTATATGAGCAAAACATGGCAACTTTGCAGGAAACGCGACCGGGCCAGATGGATTATTACAACAGCTTCTTTGTAGATCCTGTGTCGGGCGTTGAAGGCGCGAACATGAACGCGGGGCAGCAAGGGTCAACGGGGCCGCTGACGTACAACCAAAGCCCACAGTTTGAGGGTAACGAATACTATTCCGACCAAGCGCGGCGCGATCGGGCGATTGACGATGTGCTGTATGGGCATCTTGGCGGCATGGCGGGGCAATCGGTGCAGTCTATGCCTCCGATGCAAGGACCACAGCAGCCGGGGAAAGGTGGATACACTGGCCTTGGCGATATGTTTGACGGCGGCGGGCCGGGGCAGTCGGGTGATAAATTCGGTGGTCTTCTTGGCGGTATTAGCAACGCGCGCGGTAAAAAGCCGGGCGGCGGTCTTCTTGGGGGGCTTTTCTAATGGTTCCGCTACAGCAACAAGTCGCAGGCGCGTATAACGGCGCGGTGCAAGGCACACAGCAGGCTATGGGCATGAA